AAACGAAAAATGGCGCACCTCAGACGGCAAAAAAGCCCAACGTAAAGGCGGCACCACACGCTACCTACCAGACAAAGCATGGCGTGAACTCACACCAGCCCAAAAAGCAGCCACAAACCGCAAAAAGATAGCCGCATCCAAACAAGGCAAGCAATTCGTCGCCAACACCCCAGCCGCCAAAAAAGCCGGACAAAAAGCCCGAAACACAAAAAACCGCTAAAAGCCTTACAAAACAAGGCTAACATCCATTCCAAAACACCCCCGGCCTATTCTCGAAACAATCTGGTCGGACACAGCCCCGTACCTCCTGTGTGTTAACCCCACCCCGCCCCCCTCGTACCCCCCTGTCACTTGTGTGCTCCGCCCCGTGAGGGGCTCCGCACCTTAAAGTTCCCACACAACACGACACTAATTAGACTCACATAACCTAAATCATGAGGGCACCCCCAGGCACAGCGCTTGAGGTCTTTTACTGGGGCAGCCTATGTGGTGGTGGTTTGGGTTTGGGTCTTTCCCTCTTATTTCATTGCGAGGGAAATCCCCTTGTTTTGTTATCTATTAGAACAGGAGTTGTTGTGTTTGATTTTAGTGGTTTGAGTGATGTTGAGTTGGATGGGGTTCAGGCGTTGTTGGATTCTCAGCGTGCTTTGCTTGCTGAGGTTGATAATGCTGGCGAGTCCATGTCTTGGAAAGAGTGGGAAATTGAGTTTCCAGCCTGCCGTTCTTGCGTGCAGGGCCGTATTGATGATTGTTGCTGTATCTGAAAGGGGATGCAATGTTGGAGAAAGTTGTTCAGTGGTTCGAGTCCGGTAGGGCTGAGGACGTGGTGAATTGGCTTGTTGTGGGCTGGTTCGGTCTGATGTTCTTTATTGTGGGTTCGAGTGTTGTTGCGTTGGTGTTAGGTAAGTAATTATCCGTTATCGATTACTTGGAGGTAATCATGTTTGAGCAATTGTCATTGTTTGGTACCGAGTTCAAGGATGTTGAGGTTGAGTTGCCTGACATGTTTGACTTGGGTTTTGATGAGAGGCTTGCTGATGTTGTTGAGCAGGCGTTTGGTATGGACATGTTCACTGTGGTTGAGGAGTTTGGTTTTGGGTTCCTTGACCAGTTTGCGTCTTCTGCTGAGGAGATGCGGGCTGTGGTTGCTTGGGTTTCTGACCCGACGAGTGTCCTGTTTTAAGTACGGTTGTGTGTGTCTGGGTGAGTGGCTCCGAGGGCGTAGCCACTCACCTGCGACACCACTTAGAGATTGGAGATTATGTGATTAAGTTGCCTGATTTGAATAGTCGAGGCAAGGTCTTTCCGAAGTCTGGGCGTCCACAAGTTGATGACCGTTTTCCGTTTACGGAACGGTTTTTTCTGAAGGCGTTTGTTGACCAGGGGATTTCTTCTGATGGTTTGTCGTTGGAGGAGATTGAGTCTGCGTGTGAAGCGTATTGGCTTGGTGACCGTGTTCATAGGTCTGATGATGGTGTGTTTGAGCCTTATCAGGAGTTTGAGGGCTTCGTTCATGATGATGATTTGTCGTCTGATTTGAAGCGTGATTACGAGTGGGAGTGGTCTGACGGGGATGCTCGTTGGTCGTTTTCGTTTGTGCCGTCTGATGACGGTGTGTTGGGTTCTGTTGCCCCCGCAGGGGTGCGGGGCAACGAGAACCCCGGTGTAAGTATCCATAAGACTAGTGAAGGAGTGGTTATGATTGAGTTGATTGTTGCTGGGGTTTCTAATCCTGGTCCGAATAGTACGAACGTTTCGATTCTGAAGGATGAGAACGGGGTTGCTCGTCAGACTTGGATTCCGAATGAGATTGTTCAGCAGTACAGTATTGTTCCTGGTTCTACGATTATTGTGGAGCAGGTTCGTAAGATTGGCGTTCTTGAGACGCATTGGGAAAATGCTGATGGTGAGATGGTTCCGTTGAAGAATCCTCGTCAGCGCATTCAGTTGGGCGGCGAGTTCAGGGTTGAGTCTCCTGATGCTGAGCCGTTGAAGCCACTGTCTGCTTCCTGATGCTTGTTTGGGGGGTCTGGGTCTCTGTGACCTGGGCCCCCCTTTTGCTGTTACCGGCTCTGCTAACAACTTCAAGTCACAGGGCGGGAATTTATCGGGTGGGTTAACTTTGGAGGTTTTATGTCTGCTGTGAGTTTGGTTTTCTTTTGGGTTGGCATTGTGGGCGCTGTTGTGATTGGTGTCCCTTTGTTGGCCGCTGTATTGGATAAGCGGGATGAGAGGGCAAAGCGGTTGGCTGCTCGTCGTCGTCATCCTACGTTTTTCGGAAAGGATTCTAGCGATGCCTAGTTATGAGGAAGAGTCGGGTTGTTCGTGCTATTCGTGTAACGATTTGTTCGATGATTCTAGTTATGGTTCGTGGTCGGATTACGATGACCAGTGGCGTTGTGATGATTGCCATGACCGTCATTGTTACGACAATGATAGTGAAAGCGTCATTATGTCGTATGGTGCAAAACCAAGCCCCAATTTTTGGAGCGATGATGGCCTCTGCTCTTACTATGCGCCGGTTAATGACTCGGGTAGGCAGGTTCAGTGTTATGGCATTGAGCAGGAGGTCGAGTTTGTTGGCCGTGGCGAGATGTTGTCTCATGCGGAAACTTTGATTGACAAGTTGAATGCTAAAGGTGAGGTTGCGTATTTGAAGGAAGATGGTTCAATTCATCACGGGTTTGAGATTGTTACTCATCCTGGGACTTTGGGTTTTTTTATGAATCATTTTCCTTGGCAGCCCATTGCAGATTTGGCGGGCAAGGAGTTCAAGTCCTGGAATCGTCGTTCGTGTGGGTTACATATTCACATGTCGAGGGCGGCGTTTTTGGATGATAAGCATTTGTTCAAGTTTTTGTATTTTGTTTACAATAATCCTGCTCCGCTTATTCAGTTCGCTGGTCGTCAAAGTTCATACGCGAAGTTCGGTATTGATGCTTTCTTGAATGGCTATGACGACTATGAGAGGGCTACCACCGTTCGTGGTTCTTCTTTTATGGACATGGCGAAGGGGAAAAGCCGTAATCACGACCGTTATGTGGCAGTCAATTTGATGAACGTGCACACTGTCGAGTTGCGGTTTTTCCGTCCATCTTTGCGTATTGAAACAAATTTGGCTGCGATTCAGTTTTGTGATGCTGTGTTTAATTACACGGAGATGGTGGATACGCCGTCGGTTATGAGTCGTCGTGCGTTGGAGTTCAATTCGTTTCGTTCTTGGGTTAGGTCTCAGGGTGAGCGTTACGAAATTTTGTCTAATCGTTTTAATGAAAGGGTTACTGCTTAATGTGTTTGTTGACGTTTATTCCTGAGGGCGTGATGCCGGACATGGAGAAGTTTCGTGTTGCCGCCATCAATAATCCTGATGGTTTTGGTTTCGCTATTTTGGCGGAGTCCAAGATTTTGACGGGTCATTCGATGAGTTTTGAGGCTGCTGCCGACCAGTTCCTCGACTTGCGTTCTCGGAACATGGGGCCTGCTTTGTTTCATTTCAGGTGGGCTACTCATGGTTCCGAGACGATAGATAATTGTCATCCTTTCTTTTTGGGTCAGGACGGCAAGTCTGTGGTCGCTCATAACGGTATTTTGCCTGTCAAAATTTTGAAGGGTGATGACCGTTCTGACACGAAGGTGTTTGCTCAGGACATTATGCCGGGGGTTGGTGGTATTACTGCGTTGGATGATGATGATTATTATCAGCGTTTGTCAACGTGGGCTGCTGGTTCGAAGTTGGTGTTTCTGACTTTGCATGATGATGCGAAGTACAACTTTTATATTGTGAATGAGCAGTGTGGTCATTGGGCTGATGACATGTGGTGGTCTAATGATGGCTACAAAAGTGTGCAAGTGTACCGGTCGTACGGTTATGGCTGGGGTGGACATCATTGGGATGACTGGGAGGTCGATGCAGCGGGTTATCCGAACGATACGAAATTTGCTAAGACCAAGTGGGAGCAGGAAGAAATAGACCTAATGGTGGATACTTGCATCGAGCAATTTGATGTTTTCATGACGCAAGTTTCTGAGCATTCACAAATTCTGGAATGTTACTGCTGTGGGTATCAGGAAATGTGTGGGCTTGATGACATGCCTACGCATTGTCCTGTTTGTGAGTCGTGTTTGTATTGCGGTAATCCGCAAGAGTGTGCGTGTTGGGATGTGTTGTACGAGAATTACAACATGCCTGTTTATCAAAGTCCGTTTATTGTCAAGGAGGTAAGTAATGCAAGAAGTTAGTGTCACTGTTGACTTTCCTTCGGTTGTCAACGTTCCAATCAGGGTTCCGGTAGAGGCTTTGCGCGAGGCTCAAACCGACGCAATGCGCGAACAATTACGTACAATGGTTGACTCTGTTGTGGAGGAGCGTGTTCCTTCGGCTGAGTTGCTCATTGAGAGTTTCACGATGGATTGGGATTTTACTCGTAGGGTGCGTGACTGGATGGTGGAGTCTATTTCGTATGCAGATTTGGCTCATACAATGTGGAATCATGTTGACCGCGCAGAAATCTTGGATTCGTTGGAGTTGACGGAAGAGCGGTTTGCCGAGTTGATTAAGGCGCATTTGTTTAGTGACCGTCGTTTGTCTCGTATTATTGAGTCGCAAATTTCAAGTCAAATTACCAATAGTGATTACATGGATGCGCTTGCTTCGCGGATGCAAACATTTATTGACCAGAAAGTTGCCGATATAGCGGATTTGGTTATGCATCGTGTTGTCGGTAATTTTGCTAAGGCTCTCGATGAGTGAGTCTATTATTGATTTGTTTCGTGAGCGTTGGATGCTTGATGCTGCATGCAAAGGTAAGCCGTCGGAGTGGTGGTTTCCTGTGCATGGTGCCAACAAACAGCAGAAAGCCAATGTTCGCGCTGCAAAAGCGTTGTGTGCTGAGTGTTTAGTTCGCGAGGAATGTTTAGACTTTGCTCAGCGTAACGCATGTGACGGCATCTGGGGTGGCGTTTCATTGTACAGGGGGACATCTCATGGACGATAGAGTGCATTTGGAGTTGACGATTTCACTGCCAGATGCTGTTACGGTGTCGGAGTTGTTGGGTTGGGCTACTAGTTATAGGATGTCTCGTCTTATTGACGAGAATCCGGATGACCCTGTGGTGGATGCTCGGTTTAAGCAGTTGGTTGCGGGCGTCAAGTTGCGTCGACAGATTGAGGATATTTTATTCGAAATAACGAAGGGAGAATGAATTTATGTTTAGTTCAATTCTGGTGTCTGCTATTTTAGTACTAAATACGGGTGGGTCTGCTCTAGATGGCCCGTCAATGTCTGAGTACAAATATTCCAAACCTCCGGCTACTGCCAAATGTCCTGAGTGGTGGTATTTGGCCCATCAGGCGGGTTGGACTCGTGGTCAGATGCAGATGCTTGACCGCATCATGTGGCGTGAATCTCGTTGCGACATGATGGCTTGGAACCCTAAAGACCCTGCGGGTGGGTCTTTCGGATTGATGCAAATCAATGGGTTTTGGGTGAAGTGGCTTCGCAACCTAGGGATTATCGAGCATAAGTTAGATTTGTCCGACCCTGAGATAAATCTTACTGCTGCTTTGGCTATTTGGGAGTATGCGCATGAACGTCATGGTAAGGGGTGGAGTCCTTGGGGTTTCCACCGTAAGACTTGACAGCGTGTGCTAACGTGGGGGGAACCTACGGAGGGGGGACAGGTAATGAGTCGAACGACACCTCGGGGTGTCGTTCTCCGGTAAGCGTCCACAGTCGGGAGATAATGTGAGAATTGAAGACGATAAGATATTTGTACGCCAGTCATGGCTTGGTGATGCTTTGATGTGTCCTGAACGTGCCCGGTTGATAGAGCAGAATCCGTCTGCTCGTCGTGAAAATGATTCAGCAGTTATGGGTACAGCGTGTCACTCTGCTATTGAGGCCGTGTTGAACGGCTCTGTGGACGCAACTGACATCGGGTCGTTCGGTGTTCATAGTTTCCATGCAATTCAGCAGGACTTGGCCTCTCAGGGCAAGGCCGTCAATGTGACTAATACTGACCCTTCTAAGTGGGAGACGCATATTGCGTCGATGTGTGAGGCTTGGGTTCGTGATATTTATCCGAGTGTGCCTGCTGGTGGTGAGACTGAAAAAAAGTTTGCTGTTCGTGTCGGGTCTGTGTATAACAAGTTGTATGAGTATGAGTTGTGGTTTGAGGGGACGATGGATTATTTGACATCGTCAGGTATTTGGGATTGGAAAACTGCGGCTCGTAAATACAATGAAAATGAAAAGCAGATTCAAAATATTCAGTCTGCTATTTATGCTGAGGCTGCTGTGCAGTTGGGTGTGTTGGAATATCCGCTTGAGTTTAATTTTGGTGTGATGATTCGCAATGCTTCTTCTTCGGGTCAAATTGTTCGGGTGAAGCGTAAGCCCGAGCATGCCAAGTGGGTTGTTACGCAGGCGACTGCGTTGATTAACAGTATTTTGTTGAGTAAGATTTATCTGCCACAAGAAAGGTGGCCGGTGAACGACCAGCATCATCTCTGCTCTGAGCGGTGGTGTCCTGTTTGGTCGATGTGTAAAGGCTCCTTTATTTCGGAGCGTACTAATAGCGCTGAGGAGGCGTAATGGATAAAGATAGGGCAATTATCACTCAGGTCTGTGCAAAGATTGCTGCAGATTTGACTGACAAGTCAATCGGGGTTGAAGAGCGTATTGGCGAGTTCGCCACGTTGTTCTCTTCAATTAATGACATCATCATGGATACGATTTATGGTGATGTTGTTGCTGCCGAGAAACAAAATGCAACTGTTGTTGCAATGGTCAAGGATGCCTTCAACGGTGAAGACGTTAGCGCTCCAACCACTTCGGGTGGCTTGACTGTTGTCGGCAAGCAGCATGGTGCTCTGCCTGATTGGTTGATTAAGGCTTGTAAGCGTGATGGCGTCACCAAAATTTATGATAATCGTGATGGTGCCAATGCGACCAATAAGCGTCCGCACTTCAAGGCTGTTGATGCCGAGAAGGCGTACTGGCCGCCGCGTAGCAAGTAATGCGGCTGTCTGCTGAGCAGATTACCTCCAATTGGGATTTGACGGGGTTGCTTACGGCAGCCCCGTCTCCTGATTATCGGATGTATTCTCCGTTGTCGGATGCCGCTGATTCGTTTGTTCGTTGGGCTCAGTCTCCACAAGAACGCGTCCATCTTGGTATCAATCGTATTGACGCCGAGTTGCGTGGTATTGCGCCAGGCGAAATTGCAATGATGCTCGGGTTCGCTCATGGTGGCAAAACACTTGTTTTGTTGCATGCGTTGCGGAACAATCGGGATAAGCATATTGCTTTGTTTATTCCGGATGAGCCTCGTCAGTTGGTGTTGACTAAGTTGACTTGTATTCATCATCGTATTGATGCTCGTGAACTTGAGGCTCGGGTGGCTGCTGATGACAGTGAAGCCATCGAGTTGTTGCGTCGTACTGCTGAAGAAGACTTCCCCAATCTTGCTGTTTTTGACCAGCCGTTAACCGGCTCTGATATGGAACGGGCTTACAATGAAGTTTGTGATGTGTGGGGTCGGGTTCCTGAGTTGGTTGTTGTTGACTATTTGGATTTGGTTGAGGCCGGTGAGACGGTACCCGACAAGGCGACGTTTCTAAAATCCTTTGGTCGTCGTCACGATATTCCAATGCTAGTTCTGCATCAGACGTCTCGTACTGCGGGTGCGGATGGTGCAAAGTTGACGATGTCGTCGGGTTCGTATGGTGGCGAGCAGCAGGCTACGTCAATTATTGGTGTTCGTCGTAAGAAGTATCAGATTATGGCGGAGATTAATGAGTTGACGGAGAAGTTGGACAGGCAACATAGTGAGCGTCTTGTTGAGCGTCTCGAGTTTTTGCGTCATGATTTAAAGATTCATGAGTTCACGGTGACGGTTAGTTTGTTGAAAAATAAGCGTCCTGCTGGCCAATTGGTTGATGATATTGATTTTGAGTTGGATATTACGACTGGTCGGTTGCGTGAGTTAAATGGCGACTTGCCTGCGCAGTATCGGCATTCGCTCGGGAATCATGACTGATGCTTGACCCCAACATTTGTGTTTCTTATTTCTATTCGTTGTTCCAGGGACGCGATGATGCGTACGGCACTTGGGAAGGCGGTAGCGAGAAGTGTGACGTTGGGGTCAAACAGTTTGTGAACCACCTCACCGGCAATCTGCTCATTGGTGTCTACCCCCTGACAGATGAGTCGATGGTCCGGTGGGGTTGTTCCGATATTGATGTGGACGATTTGGATTCGGCCCGCAATTTGCAGACGGCTTTCGCTGTTAAACGGGTGCCGTCGTTTGTTGAGAAAACTCGGCGTGGTTATCATGTGTGGGTTTTTGCTGATGATTGGGTTCCTGCTCGTGTGATGCGTCGTGCATTTCTTGTTGCGCACCAAGTAATCGGTTTGCCACCCAAAGAAGTGAATCCCAAGCAAGAGTCTGTTTCGGGTTTGGGTAATTATGTTCGTTTGCCGTATCCAGGTGGTTTGTTGTCTTTGCCTTCTGAGCGGTTTGTTTTGGGTGATGATGACAAGCCGTTAGACCTCGGTGATTTCTTGGGAAACGCAATAAATTCAAGGGTTTCCGAGGATTTGTTGTCGATGCTTGCTGACATGTATTCGCCCCCGCAGCGTAAATCTTTTGATGTTGTTGCCAATGTTGGGGTGATGGATGCGTTGAGTCGTGTCAATCCGATTGTTGCCAAGATTTGGCGTGAAGGCCCGTTAGAAGGAGTTGACAGGTCTACTACACTTGCTCGCATGTGTCATTTGATGCGTGAGGCCAACACTCCTGTGTCGCATGCTTTTGCGCTTCTTGTTGATGCTGATAAACGTTGGGGCAAGTTTCATTTGCGTCCTGATGGCGAGTTGCATTTACGCAACATGCTTGAGGCGTCTTATAGCAAAGGGGTGTCGTGAAGAAATTTTCTTTTCACCAAGTGTTTAACATTCGTCCTCGTGCGAAAGGTCGCCCTCGGGTGACCAAAACTGGTCATACGTATACGCCTAAGCAGACGGTGGATTACGAGAAGGCTATTCGTGAGGCTTATTCGGGTCCGTGTTTTGAAGATGGAATGCTGTCTGTAAAGTTGCGATTCACTATAGAAGGCACTGAGGTGATGATTGAAAAGGTTGGACTTAATCCAAATGTTGAACAACCCCAATCTAGGTTGCGTGGTGACATAGACAACTACGCCAAATCCGTGCTTGACGCCTTGAATGGCGTCGCGTACAAAGATGACCGACAAATCGTTTGCTTGTATTTGGAGAAGGCATGATTTCTCAGTGGTGGTCATGGCTTCTTGTTTTCGTCGGCTCCGCCGGGTTGGTAATCGTTGGCCGTCGAGTCTGGTGGGGTTGGCTCGTGCTCTTTGTCAACGAGTCGCTTTGGATTGTGTATTCACTCGTCACCAAACAGTACGGGTTTATTGTGGGCGCAACAATTTATAAGATTGTGTATTGGAATAACATTCGACTTTGGCGGTCTGTGTGAAAGAGTCGCGCTGGGATTTTCCAGCAGAACGTCGTTACAACTTTTCCGATGATTTAAAGTTTGGGAAACTCGGGGAGGAACTCACCCGAGATTTCCTGCAATCAATTGCGGATGGTTCTTTCGAAGTAAAAACCGACCGTTATCGCAATGGCCGCATGGTTGTTGAGATTGAGCAAAATCCCCGCAAAACTGGTTGGAAGCCGTCGGGTTTGCGCGTTACTCAAGCAAAGTGGTGGGTGTACATTTATTGTTTGGACGGCGCTTTAATTGCTATTTCGGTTGAGCGGTTAAAACGTTATGTTGACCGTTTGCCTAAATCTCGGATGAAGACGTTCGCGCCCACATCGTCTAACCCGACTCGCGGGTTTTTGTTGTTGCCTGAAGAAGTTATGGATTGTTTGACGAATCCGGATTACGACGCTGAGCAATAACGAATCCAGTTTTTCTCCGTTCTCTTCGCTGTTTGCGTATGGAAGTAGGAGGCCAGAGACGCCGATTGAGGCGTTGATGATTGCCGGTATTGGTGAGGATGCTGTTGAGTCTGTTCAGGAATTGCAGCCGATTCGTGAGGCTGTCGCTCAATGTATTGAACAGTTAAGTGAGCATGACCGTTTTATTGTTGATGCAATCAATAGCGAAATGATTTCTTATGAAGAATTAGGTCAACGTCTTGGTGTTTCCAAACCGCATGCATGGCGCTTGAAAAATGCAGCGTATGATAAATTAAAGTACTTTTTAATGATGCACCCACTAATTAGAAGGAGAATACAAGTGGCTGATACTTGGGATGAATCTGCCCTGCAGTGGATTACTCACCTGGATTCTTTGGCAAAGGATTCCGTTGAGATAGATTCCCTGAAGTTGCGTTCATTGCGTGACAAGGCTGTTGATTCGGTTAGAAATGAAGAGTTGAGTCCGTTGTTCTGGACTTCTATTGCTTCGATGGCAATTTCGGGTTTGCGCAACAAAGGCGGTTTTTCCGTTCAGGGAATGCTAACTTTGTTGGTTAAAAAGCAGAATGATTATGGTCATGGAAACATTTTGCAGTTTGGCCAGTTTGGTGTATTTGTCCGGTTGAGTGACAAGATTGAGCGACTGCATAATTTGAAAAGCAGAAAGGCTCTTTCTGAGCCTTATCTTGATGCCCTTTGGGATGTTGTTGGCTATTGTGTTGTGGCATTAATGCTTGATGATGGTACTTTTAGTTTGGAGTTGGGAGAAAAGGTCGTTGAAGAACTATCAAATAACAGTGGGGTTTGATGTTCCTGTTTACCCGGAAGAAGTCGCACGCGTCTTGGCGGTCTACTTTGGCCGCGTTGTCGTGGGCAAGGGCATACCGCAGAATGGCCTTCCGCCGGGGTATATCCATGTTCTTAATACAAAGGATGGTTTGGTTGATGTCTGAAGATTGGATTTACAATTATGTTTCAGCAGATGACGTAGATGACATGAATCGTGGTGCTGACCGTATTCGCAAGAATATGGAAGGCGGGATTCGTTTGACGCTTAATGCGGATAACGAGTCTGCCGTTGATTTGTGTCGTATTTGGCGTGACGCCATGAACGGTAACCGCATGGCTTGGGTGAAGATTAGTTCTTTTGTTGCCGGTATTGTGAACACTGTTGAAGCCCATCTCGATGATGAGGGGATTAATCCGTATGAAGAAGATTAAAAGTCCCTGGCCGCTTGTTGCCATTCATTGGCAGGATGCTTTTGATGGCGAAAACGGCTGGACTGACGTTGAGCGTTATGCCCCCGAGCAAACAACTGTTCTAACTGTCGGCTTTTTATGGCCTGATTGTTTGAAGGGCTACATTACGTTGGTGTCTTCGTATATGCCCGATGAGGTTCCCGAGTTGAAGACAACTAGTGGCCCTGTGCACATCCCTTTGGGGATGGTGCTTCGGGTGTGGCTTATCGATAATCCTACTGTGGAGTTGCCTGAGCCCTAATTTGCTGGAAGGCTTTCCGCACCTTGTCGGGTGCGTCAGCCATTTCGGGTGACAGTTCTACGTGCAGCCAATCTCCACCGGGTGCGCCTGTAACAGTGTGTTTGCTGTAGCGGGTCCAACTGTTGCGTCCACATTTCCATGTGCGTCCGTGGGGTTTGGGCATGTAGTCGATGATGAGTTCAAGGCCAAATAGTTCTGCGTTTTGGGCGAGAAGTTTGCAAATGCGGATTGCTTCTCGTCGTCCGTTTGGTTTGCCTTTGTTGCCTAGTCGCCTGTAGGAGAGGTCGACTGCTCTTCCTGTGGCATGTACGCTCATTGTGTTTTTGGAGCGCATGTTGCGTACGCCGAAGTCGCCGTTGTTCCAGAGTGCGCCTCCGGATTCTTTGATGATTTCTTCGATGAATACGCGCATGCCTGGGCGTAACCCTTTGGCGGGTGCGTCGGTGTTGCCGGTGTATTGTCTCATGGTTTCTCCTAGTTGTATTTGCGTACTGGGGAGCCGAGGTATCCGAGCCATGCGTTGAGTTGGCTGAGTCCTTCGTTGGCGAAGAGTCGTTCGGCTTGTCCGACGGGTGGTGCTGTTGCGCGTAGCGCGGCGAGCACTCGTTCTTCGGTTGTGGTCAATGGTTTTCCTCCAAAAGCGGTTTCGCCCATGATTTGTTCTGCTGGAATTTTGATGAGCGGGTTGGCTTTGTTGAGGAATGCTTTGGGGTCGTAAAACATTTTGACGTCATTTTGAAGTCGGTTGAATCCGATGTCGGGCATGAGGAATAGGCCTTCTCCGAATGGGAGTTTGAATCCTCCAAGTTCGCGGACGAACGGTGGGTCTGGTCGTTCTTTGTCTCGGAAGTTTCTTTTCAGGCTTTCGTAAATGAGGTATGGGCGTGGGTTGAGCCACATGTTTTGGATTTGCATTGTCATGTTTCTGGTGGTCCACAGCCAGAATGGGATGATTTGACGCATGACTTTATCCAAGTTGGAAAGGTCTTCGTAATCAAAGTAAAAACGTTTTACTCTTGCTTGGGCAAGTCCTGCGTCTCCGCCTTTTACTGCGGTGTCGAATGCAAGTGCAAATCGCATATAGTTGTCTGCCTCTTGACCCAAAGCATAGTTTTTCCGTGTAAGCCAGTTGTCGTAGATTCTGCTTCCACCGGTTGCTTCTTTAAAGGTTTCGCTGAAGATGCCGCCTCCGGAGCCGAGTGCTCCAAGTCTTGCTTCTTCAAGTACTGGAATCAGTTCGGGTGGTTGTGTTCTAAGCCAAACTTCCCATCTCGTTCCGGCTCTTTTTGCTTTAGCCCATGATGCATAGATGGGCGTGACGCGGATAAGGTTATCGATGTTTCCGCCAGAAATGGTAAATGTTACGGCGTTGCCAATTGCGTTTCGGACGTGGAAACCAGGACTGAGGACGGCAAATGCTTTCCATGCTTTGGTGTATGGGCCAACGTACAACGCCAGTTTGCGTATCCATTCTGGGTCTGCTGTTCTGGTGGCGTTGTTCCACAGCGCGGCAAACTCTTCGGTTGCCTGTAGTTCGGGGTAGTACTTTTCGTTAAGTACAACAAAGCCTTCTTTAAGTACACGCCTGTTTGACTCTGCTACAGCATCGACTGGAACACCATCAATTATGGAACCGTTAGGTAAACGCAGTTTGCCGTTTGGCATGAGCACGGCGCCTTTGCTTATGGATGCCTGAACGCTTTGCAGCATCTGTCTGTCAAATGCCGCTTGACTCATGTTTGCAACCGCGTCAAAAAACTGTGTTTCAGCATCAATTTGCGCAAGTATTACCGCATCAATTGCATCAATTTCGTCTTTTGTTCCAATGTGCTTGACGAGTTCAAGGGCGTCGTCCATGCGGACACGGCCCTCTTCCAGAGTTTCGTAAAGTTGGCCTCTTCTTTTGGCGGCCTCTCGGACAATCTGGGCCCGCTCTGCCTGCGACTTAACTGTGGGCGCAACCTTTTGTTCAAACTGTGTGAGCAGTCCGGATATAACTCGGATGTCGTCTTCAATCTGTTTTGCGCTTTCGGGGGTGTACGTGGCCAGGTTTTGTGCCTGGTCGTAGACCGCCTGCGCCTGCTGGACGCGGCGGGCGGCGGCTTTGACTTCACCTCTTGATGCGTCCACAAGACTGGTGCGTGTTGGGGCCAGTAGTTCTTCAAGTTCTTTTTGCAGATTTGTTATGCGTTCTTCATCAACTTGAGTTTTAAAATTTGCTTGACGATAAGGAACGGTTCGCTGCCCTGCCTCTAGGTCAAGTTGTCGCTTAACTTCGAGTGCCTTGTATGGCTCATCAATGCTTTCTGCTTCTTTTGCTTCAAGCCACCTGGCAACCTTTGAGTTTTTGCTTTCAACTGCTGCTTCTTGGTGCAGAACCCTATCCAGGGCATTTTGGTTGGCTTCGCTGCGCATTTCCGCTTCTTTTGCGGCTCGTGCCGAGCCGCGCATGCGAGCAAGTTCTTTCAGTTGTTCTGGAGTTAAATCGTCTGGTGGGCCCTGCAGCAATCTGGTGCGTTCACGTTCAAGCGCACGCGACCCACGTTCTTTAACTAATGGGGTTTCTACTCCGTCTTCACGAAGTTTTCGAAGAATTCGAATTTCGTCAGCCAACTGCTCTGGGCTTTTGCGTTCAAGTGGCGTAGACAAAACGGCGTCAATTTTTTGTTGACCGTATTTGCTTCGAGCAACAAGGTCAGAATAAACTCTTTCGTATTCCGCAATTTTGGATTCGGGTACAGAGTCGTCCAAAAATTGTTGTTCTTTAGAAGCCTTAACAGCAATGTTGTAAAGTCGGTCTAGTTCTTTTGCGGATTCAGCAGTCCATTCGTCCAACTCTAGGGAGAGGTTTTGAAGATTTCTTTCAAGTCTTTCACCGGTTTGTGCTGCGCGGTCCATCAAGAATTGACCGTTCTTTGATTTTTCTAGTTGGTCGGCTGCAATCCATTCCGCACGTGCATCATTAATTTTACTCAGCATGTTGTAGCCATCAGTATCGGCCCATTGTGCCGCTATCTCTCCGCGCCTAGCAGCAACAATTGATGGGTCTGCAGCATTGGCGGGATTTTCGGCAATAAGGTCTTGTACTAAACGCTGCACAACATTTTCGTCTGAAACCTCGCCGCCCAATGCGTCCCATTCAGCGCGATGCAAAGCCTTAAATCTATTGTGTGCAGTTTTAATTATTGCATCAATTTTTTTGTTGACACCAAGTTTTATGGTTCGACCATTTACAATGTCTTCCCATTCCTCTTGAGTGAATCTTGTTCCAATTGTTCGTCTTTGGTTATAGGAAAGTTCTGCCAAACTGTAAGCAATGTTCCCGGCTCTTTGCTGGCTTTTAGCAATCGGGTATGCGTCGGAGTTAATTAGTTCCTCGTGAACAGCCAGTGCCTCCTGCTTGTTCATGCGTCCTTTTGCGGTGCCTTTGGCAGCCGCGATGGGACGGTCAACACCGGCCATCAAAATGTCCTGCGTTGCCGCCTGACCCCTTTCAGAACGAATGAAAACCCTGGGCATTACGCCCATGTTGCTTTCAATAAGATTCAAATCACTGAGAAGACGCAAAACCTGGTTTTCTGCCTCACGCATTTCAGATTCAAGACCAGTAATTTTTTTCTTGTAAACAATCTCAATGTGTTCGTCAAGCGACTCCAAAAGTTTTGCCGCAAACTCTCTTTTCGCCGGTTTATCCCAAGACAATTGGTTGAGTGCCTCAAGGAAATTTCTGTTAGCGGTAATCCAAGAATCATAAATTTCCCTGCCTTCAAGACTTGTCAAAAGAATATTTTTTACGGTTTGTTGAATGCCCGGTATCTGTTCATCTGAAACCAATTTCGAAACAACGTAAACAGAATTATCTGCACCGACAAATTGAAGAGAGTCGGTCGGGTCGACGGCATCTTCAGCAACATCGGCAATAACCTGTTGTTCGGGAATCGTTCCAAGAACCTGCTCGTCTCTAATCAATTCGGTCGGCTTATATGTTTCGTCAATTTTTTTCTTAATTGACTGAAAAGGCGCGTAAGCAACCTCCTGCTGTGTGCGCAATTTTCTAACTTCAGCCCTAGCGACTTTGACGTCGTTTTCACGCATCAACTGAACACGCCTTAACGTGGCCCTATACTTTCGGTACTGCTTGGCTTGCTCTGGAGTTAGTTCCTTTAGTTCGCGCTGTATTTGGGTTTCACCAATCCTGAGACCCTCTGCCTCTTTTGACTTATTTAATTTTCTCCACTGCTCAAATTCGGCAAGTTGTTCATCAAAAATAACAGCGTCATCTGACACTTTTCTGTAGTTACTGAATGGATGGTCAAAGGAATCTTTCCCGCCGTAACGACCATAAATATTATTTTGGTCAGTAAGTTGCGCAAGACGAGTCTGGTCGCCTCTAGCAATTGCGTCATTAATAAGTGGTTGCGCGTTTCGGCGCAAAATTTCGTCAACAATATCATCGCCAATTTCTATTCCGTAAGGCTCCAGTATCGAACGCCATTGCATGTATTGAGCAAATGAGGCCTGCTGGTGCAACAAGTCCTGCATCATGTGGACGCCACGGACAGTTTCTCCAGACCTAATCAAGCGTTGTGCTTCAGCCCAAATACCATATTGTGTTTTTCTTCCGCCACGGACCTGCACGTTATTGTTGAGGTCGGTCAAAAATGTTGATTGAACCTTGCCTGCGCCAATTGCTTCTTCGTTTGCAATAATCCGTCCCTGGACGTAGCGCATTACATCGTCAATTGATGCTGGCATGGTGTCTTCGTTTAGTGCACGAAAAAGAACTTCTCCTGCAGTATCGTCATTAAATTGTCCGACCGCCTGCTTCATGGCTGGCGTCCAGGCTGGGTTGGCAGAAACAACGGGTGCCGGTATGCCCCTAAGCCTTGCTATTTTATTTACCGCTTCGTAAATGTCTTTGCCATCTATTTTTTCAAATAGACCAGAGCCAACTCTTGGAATCATTACTTGGGCATCAGCAAGGTTTGCTATGTCGCGTTCAAAACGTGACACCCTTTTGGTGTAAGCATCAAAGTCTCGCATTAACTGTCCAACTTCGCTAGAACTCATTTGGTCAAGCATTAATGCGCGTTGCTTAAGCGCTTCAAGTTGTTGCTGGAATCTTTCGCGCGTGCGCTTAATCATGCCAAAGTTTGAAATTCCATCAACGTCTTCAATGATGTCATCTAGTTGACTGAACAGAGAAATGTAATTTTGATTTGCAGCGTCGGACGACGCAACAGCGTCTGCGAGCGCTGCTTTAAGTTGAGCCAAATTTTCTTGACTAAAATCTCCGGCCTTTAAAGCCGCCAGGGTTGCCTGTCGGTCTCCCAGCATGGCGTCAAGAGCATCCCAAAGTTTGCCGTTATTGTCATTTGTTACGGCAACCCAATTACGTAAAGCAACCGTCATTTCCTGCAATCGCTGTTGTGGTGCGTCCACAAGAAATTGGCGTGCATACTGCGGGTCAATTTGGAGGACCTTGTCCATCCATTCAATCAGTTGCCGTTGTGTGAGGTATTCGACCATGTCATACGTGGCCAATTGTTCTGCGTATGCACGAACATATTTTGCCATCACGTTGGCAATGTCTGTTTCAAAAATATCAAAGTTTACGCTTTTCTTACCTGGGTCAATTGAGTTTCTGGCAAGTCGGTTGAGGTCGTCTACTGTTTCATTTCCGGTCAAAATGTGTCCAAACCACACTTTGCCTTGACCAAGTTCTCGTTCTTTGAACACGGATTGTGTGCGCGATTTATCTACGCCATAGACCATTTCGTCAAATGCTTCATCGCCCATAGACAAACGATTTTGCATAGACGCTTCGGTTTCCATGCGCGGAAAGTATCCGTCAACAATTTCGCCTGGTTCACGTGAACCGATTTGTTTTGCGCGTACTTTTATGCGTTCAATAAAGTTATTAAAAATTGTTCGCATTGCAAGCGCAGAACGAACATCATCAGGGGATGCTCCCGGAACCAAAGAGGGGTCCTTGACCTTGTCCAGAAGCCTGTGCATGGGAACGCTTGTAGTTCGTGCCTGGTCAACAACGGCACCGATTTCATCGGATGCCTCTTCTCCATATTTCGCAATGTTGATTCTTTTGAGGTCGTCTGCTTCAAGAATGGTTAAAACTTTGCCCACTTCTTCAGATGGCAGGTTTCCTTTTGACAATGCAATTCTGAAATTTCGAATTGCGTTTGGCCCATATTGGTCAATGCTCCCAACACCTTTGGGCGTAATGGCGCGCATCAAAGCCCCACCCACCTGAGTGCCAACGACACCAAGCCTTGCTTTTGTTAAACCCTTTTCAACAAACATGGCCAAAGGGCCGCTTCCGGGGACTTTTACTCGGGAACCAAAATAGTAAATACCAGGTCCTCGAATGCCGAGGTCTTCTAAAAGAAATGGATGTTTGTAAAGCGCTTGCTTGCCCTTAGAAGCAATTTCTCCTACTAACGTGTCGACTTCTTTTGCCCCCCAATTGGCAACATTTCTGTCGCCTTGTTGAGCCATCATGTTGAGTCGTTCCCTAACGAACGATGCCAGTTTTTGTCTGCCTTCACGACCAGTTGTATATTTGCCTATTGCTAGTCGTGTTTTGGTGCCAGCCTTAATTGTTGCTGTTCCACCCTTGAGTATGGCCTTAGCAGGTACCGCTCCACCAAACGTCGCGTAAGTAATCGGGTCCAGTGCGACGTCGCCAACAAATCCGATGATTCGCCCTTTCCATCCAGACATAGGAAATGCTGTACCAAAACCATAATTAACGTTTTGTGTTTGACGGAACCAATCGTTAAAACTCGCACGAGTTCTTGGATTCTCATCTATTAGGTCAGCAATTTCTCGTGCGGTAGAAATAATTGCGCGTCGGCCAGTATCAACTAGTTGAAGTGGCTTCAAAACAGTTGTCTCAAGAGCCTTGAACGCAAGTTTTGGCGCAAGTTCGGAACCGTCGGACACCGGTTTTGGGGGCGCGGTTCTAGGCAGGGAATCCAACTGCTTCAAAATTCCCCCCGCAACAGCCGTTTTGTTCGGCTGGTTCAACAGTTCAAGGGACTTTAAAAGCGCTCGCTCATCTCTTTTCTTAGCCATTCTTCATTCTTTTTCGCAGTGCAGCGGAACGCAGCAACGCATCCATTAACGGTGTAATGCCAGCAGCCTCAAGTTGTGAACCCAACTGGCTTGCAATCTGCTCGGCCTGTGCGGCCTTCGACTCTGCCGTACCGGGAACATACTTGCGTTTACTAATTTTTTGTTCGAGTGCTCGAAGTTCTGCCGGGCTTGCAGCAACCGTGTAGGAAAGTTTTTCGCCTGCTGGTGTAGATGCGGCAAGTTGACGCAAACGGTTTTCGGCTTCTTTTCTGATTGCTGGTTCATCCGACCAAAGGGCCTCAATACCACCCTTCCATGCGCGACCTATACCTCTACCGATTTGGCCAAGTCCTCGACCGATAACCTGTGTGGGCGACGGCACCCATTCTGTTCGCTTCTTCAAAAGTTCATCAACTTCTTTTGATGACTTATCAATCTCTTTCTTTGACGCAAACTCTTTGCGAACCTCATCCTCAAGGGCTTTCAAAATATCTTTTCCGTAAATCTGCTTGCCTTGAGAAAGTTTCGCAAGTTGATTCTGCAACCTCTCACTTTCACCAAACGCCTCACTCGCACCCTGCAACGCACCAGAAAAAGCCTGCGGAGCAATCCCCATCAAACTTGCAACATTCCAACGCTCATCAACAGACGGAAGGTTTTTGGCCGCAAACTGGTCAGGCTTCAACTCCTGCTTCAACTGCGCAACACGAACAGACTCCTGCTCCTTGGCCAACTGATTAATAAACTTATTCCAGTCCTTCTCACTAATGTTGCCGCGCAAAGCCTCGTCCTGGGCGATACTCCACACAGGTTCACCAGAACGCACACGTGAAGCAGCAATGGCACGTGGAGAACCAGCACCCTCTGCACCAGCCTGCAGAATTGTGGGCGCATTAAGCATGTACAACTCTTCCTCGGAGTATGTCGGGTCAGGACGATACGTATTGGTCAACAACCCAAGCACCGGGTCCATCGTTGCCGACGAAGGGTCGGCCCCGCCTAGCATTGCAATCATCGCCTGAACAATTGGGTCCACCATACCTTTTGGCCTTTCTGTTACTTGCTTTTCGCGGCCTTAACCGCCTCAGCCAACTTCGGGAACTTCTTCGTAATATCGGCCACCGTAGCCTTCGGGTTATTCTTCATGTACTTCGGCGCAAACTCCTTAGCCGCCTCCCTCAAGTTCTTTGCTGTGGACGCAACCCGTTCGACTTTTGTCATTGTCGTGTCAGCACCAGTTTCTGGGTCAATTCCCTCAGAAATAAGGGTGTCAATAAGGTCTTGTCTACGGCCAATAGCATCTTGTTCCTGGGCAAACCTTTGTTCCGCTACCCAGCGGGCAAGGTCGCTAAGCGACTGCTGCCGCGCCTGTCCAGCCCTGGACTCAAACGCTGCACGTTCCTGTCCCAAGCGTTGTGCTGCGATTTGACGCGCCATTTCGGCCTCTGCGCCCCTAGACTGCAGGGCAGAGGTTTGCGCCCCTGAGAGGACTCCCAGAAGCGACTGGAAGGCTTCTGCGCCCTGCCTACCGGCAAGGGTCTCGGCCTGCAACTGCTGGGCAACATCCGGGGCTGTAATCCCGTAAGCAGCCAAAGTCTGCTCCATCGGATTACTCAGAGTCGTCATCTGCTGGGTCAGACCCTCATAAGGGTTGACCTGATTTTGTGCCAAATAATTAGACAACGCATCAAACCCCTTGGTCGTCAAACCCTGAGCAGCACCATAACCAGCGCCAATATCTTTCATGGCCTGACCGTAAATGTCCTGCACACCCTTACGGGTTTCTGCTTCCATGCCGCTAATGCCACGCAAGGCAGCATCAATACCTTCACGGTAACCGCCAGACTGCAAACGCTGCTGCATCAACGCCAACTGTGCTTCACGCCTACGGCGGGCCTCCGCAGCAGAAGCCAACTCAGCCTGCCATTTTTCTCGGGCCAAAGTGTCGCTGGCGCTTGCACCGCCACCTCCACCAGCAAGTTGACTAATCATTTTAGAATATTCATTAACGAAATTGTTTGTTGTTTGAGCGGTCCGTTGCGCTGCTGCAGTGTCGCCCACATCCATGCCAACAATTCCAACCGGCAAGTCTAGGTTCTGGGGACCAAACTTTGGGGCCGGTGGTGGCCAAACGGTTACGTTAGATGAGTTTTCGTTTTCGCCTGCCATGTCACACTCCTGCTCTTAGACGAAGAAGTTCCAAAGCGTCCTGTTCAATCTGACGGGCCTTCGCAAACTCCAAATCGGACAAATCGTTCATGTACTGTTCACGCAACTGGCGTTCCTCCAACTGACTCAAAGCGGAACTTTGGTCCAAATCACGTTGAGCCTCAGCCGTTGCACGAATCCTGTTCTTAGCAAAATCAGCCATTGCGCGTTTAAACGCACCAGACTGCACACCAGGACCAACAAGTCCACGGCGACCAAACGAACCAACAACCCTTGGTGCTTCACGTTCATATTGTTCGTTCAGGTTCAATAGGTCTCGTTGACCTCGTTGCTGTGACAAGAAACGCTGATAAGCGTTCATCGCTCCTTGCGCCGCATAGTTGCTTAGCAACGAACGGCGACGAGCCTCAAACTGACTAGCGTCGTACGCCATTGTTTCTCCCTCGTCCAGAAGTCACGGCATCAAACCGTACCGCTTCAACTTTTTCTAATGCGCTAATGCGCTTCTCCAAAGCAACAATCTCGTTGACCAGAGAAGCAATAATTGCACGTGTTGCAGTGGCATCAGTTCCACTTAATGCCGTAACAGCGGGAATCGTTATTGAATAACTCATCCCGACACCTTTCTTGTGTTAAACTTGTAGGCAATACTGTCAATGCCCCAGGCAAGCCCAGATGGGCCAGTAAACAAAAGTTGCACGGAACGGGCCAACCCAAGGTTGGACCCTCTAATTACCTGCGAACCTTCGGCATCCAAACCCCAGTAGCCGGAACCCCAGTTTTCCAAACCCCATCTCATGCCCTGGGCAGACGCGGGGATAACAACGTTGAAGTTCTTGCGTTCGTTGCCAACAGCCTCTTCATAATTGTGGTACACCTTCACATTAATCTGTGACGCTTCGTTCAACTGTTTGACAACGAAATCTGGTCGTCTAAACATTTTCTTCATCGAGTACATTCGACCGTCATACCATCCGGTTCGGTAGAACGATTGGAAACCTGTTTCGGTTGTTTCAATAACGTCTTTTTCGTATTCGTACAAATCGACTTCCAAAACTCTTGGCAAAGTTGGATGGCAACTAAAGTATCGTTTGCGACCGGTGGAATCCGTCCAGTCTGTTCCGCCCACAATGCCGTACCCGTCGCTGGTGGAATGAACCACCCAGCAGCCATCATTGATGGTTGGGTCAAAAACAAACGACGCTGTAGTTTCGTTAGCGGTCGTAATCTTTGAGTACGGTGCAGACAGCCACACACGTCCGTTAATGTATGAAACATCATACTTTTCGGGCAACGCAACATTGACATACCCTTCCGGGAAAATAGGGCGTATCTGTTCGGATACATCAACAATTCGTGTGCCATCATAAAAATACAGGCCCTTCTGATGACTGTAAAAATAGACGCCATTTTCTGCAACAGCAATATGCTCATGTTCGAGAACACCCAACTGGTTCGTCAACTGAACAATCTGAAAATCATCTGCGTCATAACCAAACACGACATAAATAGCACCAGGCTTAAACACCAACAACTGCCCGCTTGTGGACGCAATAGCCGTAACGCCTTCGCCGCCACCTTCAAAATCAAAGTAATGGTCTTGATGCCAGTTGTCCGGTATCGCCTCAAGCGAATACCGAACTCGGTTCGGGTAATGCACTCCAGCCTCCGTCAAATGACCAACAAACATTTTGTTTGCGTGAATAGCAATATGCTCCGCGGTGGGCATCTTGTGCGCAGAAGGGTCAGGCGTGGCCTGCCATGCGTTAGGAGAAACACCAGATGCGGTCAACTCAAACGCATACGTATTTGCCGGGTCCCACTCATACCCGCCACTACCTGCTCGACCGGTGGTCATGTACATCTTTTTGTTCCATTGAACCATGCAGGAACCATGGTCGCTGACAGGCGCAATAGGATTGCCAGCAGAATACTCAAGCATCGTAAAATTTGTTCCAGACGACCAATAAACCCTGTTCACAGTCGACAACATCAAACGTGGGGTTTCGCTGTTAAGTGGATAAAGCCTTACTGGGTTCCAGGTTCCACCGATTGCCGTGGAGTTAATTGCTCGCATAGCGCCACGTGTAAACATTCCGCCACGCGGGTCCACCTCGATGTTCAACATCTCTGGAGACTCGTTGCGCGCCAACTTAAACTGGTCGGCTCGAAGGTTCAAGCCACCAGTGAAATCGTCATACCTTTCGACAACGACTTCGCTCATTGCCCAAGCGTTCCACCGAGGGTCTGCAACCAGCGCTTCATGGTCGGATAGCGACGGCCACCAGACATGATTACGGGCTGAGCACTCGAAGCCTTCATCAGGTCGCGTCGAGCGAAGGCTACGCCTTCCTCGAACGAACGCATATACATTGCGGACAGTTCGGCGTCTTCCTGACGCTGATAAACACGTGCGACCACAAAGTATGGAAGAATTGCATGAAACCACTCGTCGAGGTCAATTTCCTCGTCAGCGTTTGTCAACCAGTCGTATGTTGGATTGCGGTAGGCGCGGACAGTAATCGGATACACCGCATCGGGCTTCGGCCACAAATACAGTTCTTGGTCCCAGAAAGAATAAAAATATGGGCGGCTCGGGGAATCCGTGTTCCCCAACCAAATCTCTTCAGCGTTGTTGTAATCAATTAACGTCATGCGAGCACCAGACGCAGAAGTGTCCACAACCGACACAATTTCACGAATGTCACCAATTGTTTCAATGTCGTATTCACGTTGACCAACCACCGTGCTGAACGTGTAGGTTCGTTGGAGGTTTGGCCAGCGACGCTCCAAAGCGTAAATACGCTGAAAACCTTCCTTGGCGAACTGGTCGACAACTGCGTTAGGCAGGTCGGTTTCGTCAAGGTCGGTCATCGACCGGGCTTGCGCCCTAAGCGTATTAAGGGTAATCACTTAACCTTCCCTTGGGAGCGTAGATGCCCGACACAAAAGTCGGTGCCCTTGGCCTTTGGGCCGTCACAGGTGTCATCATTGGCGATGCACCTGTTCCGACCAACATAAGGCGCAGACGGGGCTGCGATACGGGCTGTTCCTGTGGCCGCCAAACGGTAGCCCTTGACAGGCTCCCCGTAAAGGGCGTGTGCTGGTTTGCTGTTTTGAGTCATCACCCTAAAGGATGATTTGTTACCTACAAAACTAGCGAGCCCCAGGACCCATGTACGGGTTCTTCTTCTTGCGGGCAGCCACAGCGGCGGCACGACCAGCCGAACGAGAACGACCACCAACATCCTTGCGGACCGGCTTTACGGTTGCACCGCTAGGCAGGGTAACCGTCTTGGACGAGGAAGATGAAGACGAACCCTTCGTCTTAGAAGTACCAGACTTGCTGGAACCCATCTTTCCCTTCTCGCCCTTCTTGTAAAAACCTGCACGAGAAACGTCGCCAGCAGCGTACTTCTTACGAAGTTCCTGACGCTTAGCCTTGTCGACCTTGACGCCCTTAGCAGCAAGTTCTGCTGAACGGGTTTGCACGTAGAAACGCTTACGCGCTTCTCCCGCCTTGACACCCTTCTTCTTCATTTCGCCCACAGCCTGCTTGCGTGCTGCCACTCGGGCCTTAACCTTTGGCTTCATCGCCATTGCGTTCTCCTTAATACTTCTTAGACTTGACGCTCTTCTTTGAACCCTTTGACTTTGGGTAAGAAGAGGTCTTCATGCCAGCCTTTGACTTTGCGTCTGCATGGCTTGAAAGAATCCGATACTTTTGTGGCATTCCTACTCCCTTGCGAGTAGGGGACCCGGACTATCCGGGCCCCCCAACTCTATTGCTAAGACCTTAGGCGGTCTTGGCCGTCAACTTACCCTGCTTCGCAGCGTTGCGGCAGGTGAGGTTTCCGTAGCACATGATGAGCGCGTAGCGAGCATCGAGGTTCTCCGGACGGACGAATTCCGTCTGTGCGAACCACTTGCCACTGTGACCCACGAGGGTGAGGTACTTGCTGTTGAGGAAGTACACAACACCTGCGGTGCAGTGCTCATCGTACGTCACCGGGGCAGCCTTGAACAGCAGGTTCTGGAAGCCAGCATCTGCGGTCTTGGTGTCGGTGTAGCGCAACTGCGGCTGCAGAAGCGACTCATACTTTTCGAACAAAGTCTGGGTCGTCAGCACCATGTCTGGGTGGTCGTTACCAACCGACACGCTGTTGTACGCCGTCGACATCTGGGCGAGGGTCAAAGCACCAGCGGTGTTCTCCTCGTAGGAGCGCCAGTACTCGTTGCCTGCCGTTGCACGGTTGATGCCACCGACGGTGCCGGAAGCCTCAACGATGTTGCCGAGACCGTTCCAGTTCTTGCCGGAGTTGCCGGTGCCGTCACTGAAGAACATCTGGTTGAAACCTTCACGCATCGACTCTTCAGCCTGCATAATCTTCGCCTCAAGGAGGTTGATGATTTCCTGCTCGCCGTTGTTCTTGGCCTCTTCGATTCCCGAGATGGCGATGGACGCAGCGTACTGCTTCCAGTCGTACTCGGCAGCCGTGATGCCGTCCTGTGCGGTCAGCGAGATGGTGTCGTAGCCACTGTACGAGGCGACAGTCGAGTTCTGACCGTAGATGAGGGGCTCAACAATCTTCGTGCCACCGTTAAGCATGCGCAGGCGACCCTTGTCCATGAGGAAGTAGGTCAACGGGCGTGCCGTGAACACGTTGTCGGTCAACTGGTTGCGGTAGTTTGCAAGCGTCGTCGACAACAGTTGGTCAAAGTTTGGGTTTGACATTTGTGTCTCCTAAATTTTTAGGCTAAACGCTGGTCTGCCGCAGTGCGGCTTCCCATGCGTCTCGCACGGATGTAATGGGTTTAGCCGAGACGTCTGCAGAACTCGATGACGCAGCCCCATTGACAACCGCAGCCTGACGCTTAGAGTCAACGATTTGCTTCTGAGCCTTCGCCTTCTCCTCACGGATTTGGCGAATGCTTTTCGCATCCTCGTAAACCTTGTCAAACGCAATCATCTTGTAAACCGCTTCCAAATCGGAAGACCCCAAAGCGAGCGCCTTGGCGACCACCTCATTAGCATCGAAATCTGAGCCATACTTGGCTTCAAGCGTTCCGATAGTACGTTCCAACTCCTCCATCGCCTTCTGTTGTTCGAAGGCTTGGATTCGCTGTTCCAACTGTCGGTACTGCTTCTCAACCGGGTCCAACGAGAGTTCCTCTTCGGGAGAGGTTTGCTCTTCCAACCCGTAATGTTTGCTAAGCAGTTCCAGCGTCTCCTTGGGGTTGTTCTGCAGGGCTTCCTGCAAAGCAGCACCAAATTGCAACTGTCGCCTTTGCTCGCTTAACTCCTGTGTCTTGCGGGTATAGTCCGCCTGACGCTGGTAGCCAGAGAGCGCCTCCTTCAAAGGAACACGAACCTCTTCGCCATCAACGGTTACGGAAACATACTTGTCTCCGAACTCGTCTACGGGAAGGAGTTCAATTTGCTCCTCTGTGAGACTTTCAACTACATCTGTGACTTCCTGCGGTTGTCCCTCGCTTTCGGGCGTAGGGGCCGATTCCATCTCGACTTCATTGCTAACTATGTCGCTCATCGCGTTGAGTCCTCCGTGGGTTGCTCTAATAGACAGCGAAAAGCGTTACATGCCAGGGGGCATCATGCCACCCTGCATGAGTTGAGCCAGAACTTCTGGCGGCAACTCGCCCTCAGGCATTTCTTCCTCCACACCTGGAGGCATGCCCGGAGGCATGCTTGGCGGCATGCCAGGAGGAAGCCCAGCCGAAGGCGCAGTCGGGGGAGGGGCAACCTCCGGCTGGGCGGGTGGTTGTGGAGCCACAATAAACGACTCGGCGCTCTTGATGCCGAACCCCTGCTGCAGCACATACTTTGCCAAACGCTGCATATCCACGATACCAGCAGTAGCAAAGGGCGCCATAGCGTCCACAACCTGAAGAGCCATCTGTCGGCGAAACGATTCGTTCATCGGCTGTGTAGAACCAGCCTCAACTTCGAAATCAAATTCTCCTTGAATGTAGTCCCGGTCGAACTTCATCCAGGCATTAGAACTGCTCTTGCCAGAGACACGAATCGCCTGCTCGCCAGTCATGTACTGCTGTGCCAGCATCACGAGCCTGCGAGCGGCGTCAGCAATGGCACGCTCAATGATTGCCAACTTGTCGGACGACCTAGCGTTGGCAGCATCCTGAATGATGCCAGCCTCCGTGGCCGTGCGGCGGATTTCGGGCAAAGCACCACGTGCGTACTCCGAGATGCCGGTAATGCGGTCAATGTCTGCAGTAATCAACGAAGACTGGTTGTAGAACTCAGGTGGGCTAATAACAGCAGGCATCGGTGCGATAATGCCACCGAGGGGTTCCTCGGACACGACGGGAACCATTACGTTGTCCTCGTCGGACTCCAGCATGTTTCGACCTTCCTGGTCGAATGCTGATTCCTTGTACAACCATTTACGCGAGAACCGCTTGCGGTGGTTCATCATCTGTGTACGAGTTTCGTTCAGTTCGCGCTGAAGCGGTTCAATTGCTTCAAGTTCACCCATCGGGTAAAAGAAATCTGGCACCTGATAGTTCGGAATGAACACGAATGGGTGTCCAAAAGCAAACGGAATTTCTTGCGGGGCAACAAGAAACTTGTCGCCACCGTCGCAGAACACAGACATCTTGTTGCGGTCCACATCGTAGAACTCCCAAATCTCGACGTAGCCGTCTTCGGGCTTCTCGGACCTGCGAGGCAGGTAGGAGTCCAAACCGAACTTGGAGTAGTGTGACGGCGATGCCTCTTGGCGCGCCTGAGCGTTATAGCGCTTGTCCTTGCGCACCTCCAACAGTGGTCGGCGGATGCGTTGTGCAATCCACCTGATGTCATGCATGCTTGTAGCATCCGGGTCAACAAAAACATCAAACGGAGAAATGCGCTCCACAAACGGACGGTCTTCCGTAATAATCAAATCGCTTTCAGCAATTGATTCTGGCGCAAGCGAAGCCAACTCGTCAGAGTTGTCGTAATCGTCTTCACCCTTCTCAACAAAACGGTAACCGGTCTTCACCCAGCCGTGTCCAGTAATCAGCATGTCTTTGACTGCTCGACGAAACTCTCGCTGGCAGTCGTAGTGGCGCCACCAGTAGTTGACGATTTCTTCGGTAACTACCGCTCGCGGCGCGTCTTCGCTCCGACGAGCGTTAACGGTAATCTTTGGATAGTTAACCGACACGCTGGGCCAAATCACGTTAATTGTGGCAAACGCATCGTTGATAAGCATGCGGTCTGTTTCTGAATCTGTTTCAAAATGCTTGCCCCGGTAAAGGTCAATCATTCGTTTCCATGTTGCGTCAAGACCTTCCTGTTGACGCCACCGCTTTGACTGCTGAATCTTGTCGCGGTATTGGGAAATGATTTCTCGGTTAGAAATTCGTGCCACTAGTCGTTCTCTTTCAGGCCTTCATGCCAGCCAATATGTTTGTCCAACTTGCTTCCGATACGGTCAATTCTGCTGCCAATATGTCGCAACAAAATTGTGTTGTGGTTATGTTGCTCAGTGTTCTCTTTACGCAGTTTCTGCAATACAACTACGACTGGCCCGGTGATTACGGCAACAACAATTGGGACCAGCCATTCCATCGGTTACATCCAGTTTGTAACGGGTTCAGCGTTGTAACCGTTAACTCTGGCGTCTTCGACCGTCTTGCGTTGACGCTCACGAATCGTTGGACCATGAAAGTCCTCCTGCCCGTAGGTGAACCCAAGGCGGATACTTTTCACATGGCACTTAAAGCAAACCGAACCCCTTCGGGGTAGTTCGTCGGCCACAAACTCGGCCAAACATTCAAGACAACGGAAATTCTTCATCAATAACCTGTTGATTCGTTACCAAAAACCATCAATCCACGACGTTATAAGCCCCAATTGGGGCATTCCGCGGTTTTGGGTCCCCAACAATGAACCTGGACCACCAATCCAAAGAATTCTTTCTTGGCTCTAAATCGTTCCTGTATTCGGGCAACCAAACGTATTTCAGCATCTGGTTACAGATGGCCAGGGACATTACCCTGTCGTCATGGGGTGAGCCGTGCATTTTGCCGTTTGACTCACGCACAAATGAACGAAGTTCGGCAATCGTCTTAGAATCAAACAGCAATACAGATTCGTCACGCAAAGCCGCATTCAACTCATCAATCGCCAAAGGCTTAGAAATCGACGTCGTGCGCCAACCCAAAGACTCCGAAGCCACAGGGGCACGAACCTGCATCTTGCGGTTCCTGTACAGGTTCCTATAACCCACACGCTGCAAAGCCTTCAAGGTCGTCAAACCGTGGTTGTTGGACTCCACACCCAAAAGTGCGTAGTTGTAGAAATACCCCAAACCAACCAGCACATC